GCTATCGCAAATAGTCTTGACCTTAGCATTCAAGGATGTATAAACATTCACAATAAGTTTATAAACAAAGTAAAGAGCGAAATAAATTATGTATAATTCAGTAACAGCAGCAGCCTATTTGGTAAAAGATCCAGTAGTTCGTAATACCAGCAATGGTAAAAAAGTAGTCAGCCTTCGTGCTGGAATCTCAACATCAAACGCCAAGACTAAGTGTTTCGTAGATATCGAGTATTGGGATAAAACAGCAGAAATCGCTGAGAAATATCTCTCCAAGGGTAGAGAATTTATTGTAAATGGAGAGCTTTGTATGTCATCTTGGGAAAAAGATGGTAAGCAATTTAGCAAATACTTTATTCGCGGTAAAGACCTCCAGTTTCTAGGCTCAAAGAAGTCTGAAGATGGTGATTCTAATTCAGGATCAGGTGGTGGCGATAGTGATGACGTTCCATTTTAAATGAAACTTCTTTTAGAAGCACCTCTGAATAGCCTTAGTTTCGGTAATGTTTCTTATAACATTATTAAGGAATTACAAAGGTTAGATGTTGAGATAGGTTTATTCCCTACGGGGGGTAAAGTAGACCTCGATGCATTCGATGTTGGTGAAGATTTAAAAGAATATATTCAGAATGCTGTAAACGAAAGATGGAGTTTTGTTGATAAAGAGATTCCATCTTTAAGGCTTTGGCATTTTAATGGGTCTGAAAATAGAAAGAATAAAGATCAACACCTGTTTACTTTCTATGAGTGTAGTGAGCCTACTAAGATTGAGAAGGCTACTTGCGCGGTTCAAGATTCTACAATTTTTTCCTCTACATATGCAAAAGATATGTTTGAGGAAGAAGGTTGTAATAACACCCATTTCATACCTTTAGGTTTTGATGAGGAGTTTAAAAGGACTGACAGGGAATACTTGAAAGATATTGTCCATTTTGGTCTAATGGGCAAATTCGAAAACAGGAAGCATACCAAAAAAATCATCCAAACTTGGTTGTCTAAATATGGTAATGATCCTAAGTATCAATTGTCTTGTTGTATAAACAATCCATTCTTCAAACCAGAACAAATGCATGGTGTTTGGCAGGATATTACTAAAGGTGAAAACTATAATAACCTTAACATTATACCCCACCTTGCAAAGAATGCAGAAGTAAACGAACTCCTTAACGCTATAGATATCGACCTCACTGGTTTGTCTGGTGGAGAAGGTTGGAACTTACCTGCATTCAATGCTACTTGTCTTGGTAAATGGAGTATAGTCCTAAATGAAACTTCTCATAAAGATTGGGCTACAAAAGACAATTGTATTTTAGTTGAATCTACAGGTAGAACTATTCCTAGTGCAGATGGGGTGTTTTTTAATAAAGGTTCTGATTATAATCAAGGTAACTTCTATGACTGGGATGAAGAAACCGTCATCAAAGCTATGGAAGAAGCTGAAACTAAAGTGGGACAAATTAACGCAGAGGGAGTCAAATTGGGAGACACTATGACTTACAAGAAGACTACTGAAGCTATTTTATCCCTTATCTACAAGGGAAAATGATTTGGCACAAGTAGTGTTATATATATTGTGATTATGAATACATTAATTAACAACCTACTTAACGACATTACTAGTTACCCCCAACAGAAAGCTTATGACAGAATTAAAGACTCTGGAGATGTTTATTCTGCAGAATTTGAATTGGCTGGCTTTTCTAAAAAAGATGTAACTCTTAGTGTTATCGATAATGTCCTAACTGTATCAGCTAAGAATGAAGATAGATCTAGAAACTATGAATTATATTTATATGATTTAGTATCTGAAGAACACATTTCGGCTTCTCTGAAGAATGGTATGCTTCATTTGACCTTACCTAAGAAAGCTGTTAAAGGAGCTAAAAAAATAGAGATAAAATAATGGCGATATATGTTTACAAACATCCTGATACAGATGAACACCGCGAGGTAATTCAAGGGATGAATGACGAACATATATATATAGACGAATTTGGTTTACAGTGGGGGAGGGTTTGGACCGTCCCTCACGCCTCCATAGATAGCTGTATAGACCCTTTTAGTAAGCAGCAATACATCGACGCTACTTATAAAAAGAAAGGCACTGTGGGTAATATGATGGACTACTCAGCAGAACTCAGCGCACAAAGGGCAGAGAAAGCTGGGGGTCTAGACCCTGTTAAGGAAAAATTCTATAATAATTACGCTAAAGAGCGTAATGGGACAGAGCATCCAAATAGGATTAAAGAAAAGGGTTACGAGAGTAAAGATGTCAAAGTGGATTACGATTAATAGTAAGTACCACTCATTTTTAATCCTTTATCTTGAGTAACTTCAAAAGTGTAACTTGCATCAAAATTCATTCTCCCATTTATACCCATAGAGTAATTATAAGATGCTAATTTAGCGTCTTCTATTCTGTATATCATAGTTTTACCACTAGCTTCAAGAGTAAGATCGAATTGATATAACTGGTCTGAATCTAAGACACCTGTCATAGCTCCACTCTCAAATCCAGAAACTTGAGAAGAAATAGAAAATGAACCATTTGCTGGGAATTGCCTCTTTCTGCCGAATGCGTAATCATTCCCTAATCCATAAGCTGAAACGCGAGGTATTGATACGTTCATATCGACGGATTGAACTAGGTGTTTCCCAGATATTTGTTGACCTCCAACCTGTAAATTTTGTAAAGTTACATCGCTTCCAGCATTAGTAGGATTAACTATAGGTGGAGCTTTTTCTAGAGCTTCTGTAGATAAATCTTGAGTGAAATAAAATTGAGATCTCCCCACATTATTATTATTCCCTCCTGTCATATTTATAGCTGGCGACTCCATAGAAGTTCCTGTTAAGTTATCAAATAAAGCATTGGAACAAATATAAGAAGTACTAACTGTAGGTAATCCCCCAACAGCATAACTTATGCTATAAGATTGAGGGAAACAATTACCAAAAGCGATAGCATCACTACCATCAAAGTTATTAACTGGGCTTCCTAAACCTAGAGAATCAATAAAAGAATCCTCTTGATTTTCAGAAATTAAAACATAAAAATTCGTTGATTCTTGTGAATCGCCAGCATCAAACATATTCTTAAATTCGTTTTTGGGGGTAGAATTTAAAAATCGGCTTTGCACTTCATTAGAAAAATTAGGTTCAGGTATATAGGTTATATTTAAAGATACATCTGGCTGATTATATATATCGTTAGCAGCTAAATCTTGAGAACCAATTTGTTTAGACTGCTGCCGAGAATAACCGATTGAATAATCTAAACTTTGAGCTAACTTATGCAATTTTAGATCCTTGCTACTGGTAGAGAAAGCACTCGTAGAATCTTGGGTAGCTACAATCGCATTATTGCTTCTTATTATATTTCTAGACATATTAAGTTCCTGTTGGAATTACACCCATAGGGTCTTCTTTGAGTTCTACACTTAACGTATTAGAATTAGCATAGTCCCACGTATGAGTCCACTTGGGGCTATAATAGACTTTTGGCCTGTTATAAACAGAAGGTATTTGATGTTTAAATCTACGGTAACCCCCTTTATTTTCTAAGAAGTGGAGCATTGTTTTTAATTGTTTGTCAGAGATATTATTAAAACTATAATTCATATCAAATGTAGCAATATTGTTATTAGTCTTTAGTCTCTGAGTAAAAGAGTTTTTATATTCTAGCTTATCAGCTTTAATTTCAACATTGTTTTGAGTACCGATATCAGGCTCGAAAAAGAAATCTTGCGTCCACATTGAGGAAGCTCCTGTTGGGGAATTTGATTGTGTGGATGTATGATCTCCAGTGCAGTAATAGAAGTTATCCAACTTATTTTGGTTCACACCTGTATATACTATATCATACTCTTCATAAGATTCAGAATAATTATAATCATCAAAAGTTAAATTTGGGAAACACCCCATACCAGACCATTTCAACAAAGTAGGGGCGTGGTCAACAGTTAAACTAGTCGCGACTTCGAAGTGTTGATTATTAACAAAATTAATAGCGTAATTATCACAAAAACCAGAAACAGTTTTATAAATTCCCAAATTATCAGGCTTAAACTCTATAGGTAAATGCCCCGATTGAGCTTCAAAAAAGTTAGCAAGCCTTCTAGCATTAGTTTCATTTACTTCATATTTTAAAGCAAATCTAGCCACTAAACTATCAACAGAAAGAGGGATTAAATTATAATAAAAATCATCAGTAACATAACTGTGATTCTTAGCTTGAAACTCTACAGTAGATCCATAAACTGGTGTAATATTAAGATGTGCAAGTTTTGAAGGCGTAGTTATACCGCTTATGTTACGATCTCTGTTGTAAAATAAATCTTCACTCATGAGTGTCCAATATAGTTAAGGGTTAATCTCACAGATCCATCTGCGGATGCATTGATCTGCTCAGAAACTAAAGAAGCTTTAGGTATTGATAATGTCTGTAGGTTCGTGCCATCTCGACCTTTGACAGAAAAAGATAAAGTTTTATCTGATCTACCTTCTTCAAAAAAACTAAAACCACTGGCTAAAAATATATCATCCACATCTATTTGAACAGAAGCATTATACTCAATAGGGTTTACATGTTTTACCTCCACAGGAGTTTCAGATCCTATAGTATAGTATGGGATTTTCTTTACAGATAATGAGTAATCAAAACCTAAAACCCTATTAGTACTACTGTAATCACATGTAGCTGTTATAGAACCCTGACTCGGAATATCTATACTAGTAGGTGTTGATCCTGTAGCGTTAATACCGCTTTTCATTTCATCATAAACAATAAAACTAGAATTCACTTTAGGAACAGACCCAACAGCACAGTTTACAGAATAAGATTGTAGATAACCGCTTTCAAAACCATAAGAAGTATTATTATTGTAATTAAAACTCCCCTTCATTACTTTTGAATCTCCAGTAAAATTAAGAACTGGATCATTATAAATTAACGATCTAGAAAAAGAAACCGTCTGATTCGTAGCCCCAGCTACAGTAATTACCCCTTTAGTAGATCCTAAAGGTTTAGCTATGTTAGAGCTATTCTGATATCCGATATCAATCGAATTAATACCAGAAAGCTCTCTAGCTGAAGGAGTCCCATCTTGTCCTGATATGAAGAAGTGGGAATCGTAATTTAGTGTTGTTCCGTACATTATGCTCTAGCTTGTCTTAGTGACCCTCCCAGTCTTTTCTCGTCATCAATCACTTGTTTAACCACATCTTTTATCTTCATCGCTAATGAATTTTGCTGATCGTCTCCACTACCTTCAGAGTTAGATGACCCATCAGAGTTAACGGTGATATTGATCACAGTCTCTCCAGAATTATCAGAAACAGAAATAAGTTCATCTAGTTTACTTACTACGTCACCAGATCCTCCACCACCACCTGAGTTTAGAGCGTTTAAATTACCTCTGCCGATTCTCTGGGTTGCAGCGGCATTCATGACGAACTCACCACCAGACAACATAGAAGGGATTGTATCTACTCCAGCTGCATAAGGAATTGATCCTCCTGTAGCTGAAAATGCATATCCATTATCATACTGAGTCGGGTCTGAGAAGTCTTGTGTTATATTAGCTGTTGGGCTTTTATTACCGAATAAATTCGTGAGTTCCTTGAATGCAAAACTCGCTCCAAAGGATAACAGGGACTTCTTCAAGATTTCAGAGAATCCACTCCCCCTTTCTTTTTCCGCTCTTTCTTGTTCTACCGCCCTAGTAAACAATCCAAACGCCTTCCGCTTAGACGCTTGCTCCCTTTGGAATGCTGGGCTGTTTCTACGTCCAAACATCGTTAGAGCCGCGCTCTGAGGCTCTAAACCTATAGAGGCGAATCCTGAACCAGAATTAAATTTATCAGAAGCTCCTGTAGTGAATGATTGTGTCGCGAAATCTAATAGATTTCGTGTACCCTTCATTTCTCCTTGACCATAAGTTCCTGGGGTGAACAACCCCCCTCTAGCCATAGCGGGGATGTTACCTGAGTTCAAAGAGTTCATGAATCCAGAACCGTATTTCTGAACAGCACTTTTTTTCATCACAAATTCTCCACCCATAAGCAAAGCTGGCACATCGTCTTTAGATCCCGACCCCCCTGTAACTGGCCCCCCTTTAGCATTGGGATTACCAGAGAACACTGATGCAATATTTTGAACAAATCCCGAAGATGAGATGTTCTTAAATGCAGCACCCAGATTAGCGTTAGCTTGTTGATTAAAGAAATTCGCTCCAGCTTGTTTTAAAGTATCACCTAAGTCTTGACCTTTAGATATAGCATCGACTAAACCATCTCTGATTGTATCTACAAATGTTCTAGCATTTTGCACTAAAGCTTTATCTAAACCTTCTTGTATTTCTTCTTGGGTAAAGACAAATTCATTTTCAAACAATTCAGCTCTAGATGTGCCAATCGCTAATCTTTGTTTTTCTAATTCTACAAGCCTCTCTCTAAGAGCAACAAGTT